CGATGTCTTGTTCTTTCCCCTTAGCAGCGTGCCTACATATGTACTTTATAGCCGATCCTTCCGCAAAGGGCAACCTGTTCTTATTTATAAACTCGCTCGGCTGCATGACCATCGATTTATAATGTGATCCTCCAATTTGTTTTTTGTATGCTGTCATATTATGAACTCCTTTCGTTTGTTGTTACATTTTATTAAATATAAATTTTGTATCGTTCTTGTTACACCTACATACCAAACACGATACTCTTCATCTTGTTTGTAGACAGATTTTTTAGATGCCTTTATAGTGTTTATAGTTTGATTTAAAAATAAAACTACATTAGTAGCTTCACCTCCCTTTGCACTATGAATTGTTGATACAGTTATTCTAGGATCTTTATCTATCTTTTCTCCATTAGATAACATTACCCTTAAATAATCTATTTTTGCAGACGCAACATTCGTAAAGGCATCGTACCATTCCAAATCTAAATTAGGTTTACCTTTAATTTTTTCTAATAATCTTTGTTCTTGTATTTCAGGTATGGTTTCACCTTTTCTCATTTTGTCCCAATTTAATCTATCTTCATATAAATTTTTTGCTATGCTATTGCCATCGACTGTTTTAAAAAATAACCCTTTGTTTTTTAGAATAGAGGATATGGGTTTTAATAAAGGATTTGTTCTAGCTAGTATTAACCAAGTTCCTTTAATCATATTAATATCGCATAAATTAATAACTTCAAATATTTCTCCTTTCTCTTTTTTAGGTTTGTATGTTTTTTCTAATCTATTATCTTGCACTCTGTTTATTATAGACAGAGCTTTCTGTTGTATTTGACTAGGAACTCTTTCTGATTGTTGTAAGGGTATTTCATTTGCCTCCCAATCTATAAAAGAATCTACATCAGCTCCTGCCCAACCAAAGATTGCTTGGTCATCATCTCCTGCAATCCATATGTCTGCATTGTTTTCTTCCTCTATTTTTTTTAATACATCCCATTGAATTATAGATAAGTCTTGAGCTTCATCTACAAAAACAACATCCAACTTATTACTAATACTTCCTTTTTCTAAAAATTTATCTAACATATCTGTAAAATCTATTAGACCATATGTTTTTTTATAATTTTTAATCTCTATATCTATTGCCTCTAATTTATCTCTTTCGACTTTACTAAGATGTTCATTTAAATCTAATTGTTCTAAAGAACTTATTCTCTTTACTCTAGCTAGGTTAATTAAATTAAGATACTCACTATTAGATGAGAATATACCGTTGAATGTGTTTGTTTCATATGATGCATAATTTATTTGTATACCACATGTTTCTCCAATGGTTTTGTAATTAAGTTCATTCATAACGTTTTCTTCCTTAAGACCTAAGTTATTAAAAGCTAATGAATGTAATGTTCTAAAATATTCTATATCTTTCTTTTCTAAATTTGGTTTTTGTTTTAAAAATCTATCTCTAGCCTCTTCTGCTGCTCTACGAGTAAAAGCAAAATAACCAATACGATTTAATGGTACACCTTTTTTCAAATACTTCTCTACTTGATTTAAAAGTTTTCTTGTTTTTCCTGTGCCTGGTGGTCCTATAACTTTGTATCTCATTAATAGTTAGACCCCTTTCTTTCAACAGGTTTATATTCTATCTTATCAATGTGTAATTGTTTTAGTTTACAAACTTTCTCTACCTTACCATCTACTTTAAGAGAAAAATTAAATTCTACTTTAAATTTTTCTTTTAGTTTTTGTCCTATTTTTTCTTTTGATATCTTCCAATCATTACCAAGGTGTGTAAGAAAAGATTGATATTTAAAAAAATGAAAACCATCCTCAGTAAGACAGGAACCTAATCTAATTTGTATTCTCTCTCTTGCTTGTGGACCATTAACACAATATTGAAATAACTCTTGTGCTAGAATATCATCTGTACTTGTACCCTCTGGTGGTGTAATATTCTGACAATTTTTTCTTAGTTCATTTAATTTTGCTCTCCAATCTTTAGGTTTTAAAGGTTCAAAGTATATTCCTGTTTGTTCCCATATTAAATTTAAAACTTCTTTTTGTGTAGTCATTAATTTTAAATTAGGTATGATAACTTCTATCTTGTCATCATTAGGCATAACCACATTAAATCTATACTCTGGTTGTTCATATTTTATAATTTGAAAATCTGTAATGTCTGGAAAAACATTTATGCTATCAGACTTAACACCGAAAGGCCTTGAGTAACATATACTTCGCATACATTTGTCTTGAATAGGATCTTCATAACAAGTATGTCCTGCTGTTTCTTTATCCCATGCTTTTATTTTTTGATCTAGTTTAGATTTATCCCAAGGTGTTTCTAGATATTCGTAGTTTGCTTTTGAAACAAAGTCTGGCCATTTATCTTTGTATTTTTTTTTTGCAAAAACCATGTAATTATACATAAACCTATCTCTGCCATCATCTAGTTTAGTTCTAGAACATAGAGCTAGACATGGTGGACCATCATTAAACTCTGCATTAGTTCCTACCAATATATTTTTATGTGTATCTTCTACTAAAGAGTCTAATTTAACTTTGTCTATTTTTAATTCGTTAGTTAATTCTATAAACTGTTCTAAGGATAGTTTATTATTGTTTTTATCAACTGCGTATCTATGTGTATGTCCATTATTGTAATAAGGTAGGTTTATAAAGTTACCTGGTTTTATATTTCCTTTGTCATCTTCCTTTAGTTCTTTCTGTTTTGGAAAAATTTCTGTTGTAGGCTTTAAACCTAGCGGCAGTAGAAAAGCTTTTAATGCCTCTATTAAGTCTGCGGTAGGTATTGGTTCTTTTAAAAATATATAGCAATGTAAACCACCGCTCTTTGACATAAGAGGTACTAAAGGTAGTTTATATTTTTGAAATAATGCTAAGTATTTTTCTGTATTAAAATCTGCGTAATTTTTAGGATCTATATCGATACAACCAAACTGTGCTGTTTTATCTAATCTACATGGTTGTATACCAATAGATATTTTTCCTTGTATATGATTTTCGTAATCTGTTTGTGTAACTGGTCTACCTGACCATTCGTAATCTGGTTTAAGTTTATTTTTTTCAGAGTCTAGTTTAGCTTTAGACATATCGGCAATACCGAAATCTCCACTATAACCAGTAAATAATTCTATGAACTCTTTTAACATAATGATCCCTTTTGATGGGCGGCTTCAGTCTCCCTATCACCGCCCACATTCCTCTCACGAGAAACTAGTAATTTGATTTATCTTCCTCTGAAACTGTGGCAGATTTTTGCTGCGAGTTCTTTAAAGAGTTATGAAAATCACGGGCCATTTGGTATATACCAGCATTATCTACTTTTCTTACCATAGATATATTATATCCATGCCAAGTAAAACTACCTGAATTTTCTACAGAATTTAATTTATAAATCCTTGAAAACACTGGTGCTGGTACTGACTTGTTAGTTTTTGGATCTATTTCAAATTGATCTTCCATCAATGAATTCCATCCTCTACTAACTTTTAACTGAGTAGACTTCATCGTCATTAAAGCTTTCTCAGGTCTTTCACCGTTGATAATAACAAAGTGATTTGCTGTTTTGATAATTTCGTTACCATTTTTCAACGTGTCTTTGTTTCTATCATTTTGAGTTGTTTCTGCCATAACGCCAACACCCCTATCATTGCTGATTGGTCTACCTTCTTTTCTTTCGAAAGGAGCCCATTCAGGGTATGTCATTCTGTAGAATACAGGAATTATTTCAATTCCCTTCTCACCATTATACAGTTTTTTNGTNACTGTATTATAGAACATGCCTGCTTCTGCACCCTCTACATATTTAGCATGTTTCTTTTTTGTTTCATCTGAACCACTCTGCAGCAATTTCAGAAAAGGTAGTGCTAGATCAGTTTTGTCAATGTTTTCCAAACCCATACCTGAGTCTGCAACAAAGTCCAAAGTTGCTAATGCACCTCCTTGTTTGTTTGTCACGTCTCTTGTTTCTTCGCTCATGTTATTTACTCCTTGTTATTTTTGTTTTGTTTCCCTTAAACAGGTTAAAATGTTCAGAT